AGTGACTACAGAGGCAGGATCTTCATTTGATTGCACAGTCACTGTAGAAGAATACTTTGATCCTGCGAGATCTTAATATGCCTAGATCAAATGAAAAGCTGTGGGATAAAATAGTAGCACAAGTAAAGGCTGGCACTAAAGGTGGAAGCGCAGGTCAGTGGTCAGCCAGGAAAGCACAGTTAGCAGGTAAGATCTACAAAGATAAAGGTGGTGGATATACAGGTGAGAAAACTCCAGCCCAAAAGAGTCTAAGTAAGTGGACTAAAGAAGATTGGGGTACTAAGTCAGGTAAGCCCTCTACACAGGGACCAAAGGCTACAGGTGAAAGGTACTTACCCAAGAAGGCTAGAGAGGCACTATCACCTGCAGAGTATGCAGCTACTACAAAAGCTAAACGAGAAGGTACAAAGCAGGGTAAACAATTTGTAAGCCAACCAAAGGCTATTGCTAAGAAGGTTCGACCTTACAGGGATTAATTATGGCAAGACAGTTAACTGAACAACAACAAAAGTTTCTTGATGTCTTATTTGATGAGGCAGGGGGAGATGTTAATCGTGCTAAAGTGTTAGCAGGTTATTCACCTACATACTACACTCGTGATATCATTAAGGGTCTTAAAGAAGAAATCTTAGAAGCTACACAAATCTTTATGGCACGTAATGCCCCCCGTGCAGCTATATCCCTTGTAGATGGCATGGTAGATCCTACAGAGTTAGGCATCAGAGATAAGCTTAATGCAGCTAAAGACTTATTGGATCGTGTAGGTTTAGCTAAGACAGAGAAGATGCAGATTGAAACAAATAATGGGTTAATGATTCTCCCACCCAAAGATAATACTTCTCAAGATGATGAATAATTATGGGCAACAAAGTATTGCCATTAAGACAGGCTGCAGGTAAGTGGCTATTACCACAGCCTAAAGATGCAGCTGAAACAGGAGAGTATGTACCCATACCCATGACAGTTAAACTTGTAAAGCCCCCCTTTGGCTACAAGTTTTCTGAAGAGACTAAGATGCTCTTAATACCCATACCTCATGAACTAGAGGCATTAGAGAAGGCTAAGAAGTATTTAAGGCAATACCCATCTCGTAATGTAGCTGCATGGTTAACTAAGGTTACAGGTAGGTATATAAGTCATGTAGGGTTACTACATCGTGTAAAGAATGAGCGACAAAGAAAATCCAAAGTTAGCTTACTTAGGTCATGGGCCAGAAGGTACAAAGAAGCCCTTGAGCTTGCGGAAAGGTACGAAGACAAAAAAGGTACAAAAATCTACACCAAAGCCAAGAGTATCGTCGAAAGTGCCAGACATCTCGATCCAGAATACCGAGATACAGGAGCAGCTGAGACAAGAAGCACTCATACAGAAAGTACAGCAGGATAATAATGTAATATTTAAGCCTAACCCAGGCCCCCAATCTGTATTTTTAGCTGCAAGTGAACGTGAGGTATTGTATGGTGGGGCTGCGGGGGGCGGTAAAAGTTTAGCTATGTTAGCTGACCCCCTAAGGTACATGGGTCATCCACAGTTTAGTGGCTTACTTTTACGACATACAACAGAAGAATTACGGGAACTGATTTGGAAAAGTCAGGAGTTGTACCCAAGAATCTATCCTGGGATCAAATGGTCCGAGAGAAAGATGCAGTGGCAGGCACCAAGTGGAGCAAGACTATGGTTTTCCTACTTGGATCGTGATGAGGACGTACTAAGGTATCAGGGACTCTCGTTTAGTTGGGTAGGTTTTGATGAATTGACGCAGTGGCAAACTCCATTTGCATGGAATTACATGCGTTCTCGCTTGCGGAGTACCGCACCAGACCTGCCTACCTACATGAGAGCTACTACAAACCCAGGTGGTCCGGGTCATGCATGGGTTAAAAAGATGTTTATTGACCCAAGTCCTGCTGGTAGGGCATTCTGGGCTACCGATATAGACACAGGTGACACACTTTCGTACCCAAAAGGTCACAGTAAAGAGGGTCAACCCTTGTTTAAGCGTAGGTTTATACCTGCCATGCTCTCAGATAACCCCTATCTTGCTGAAGGTGGTGACTATGAAACCATGCTTTTGTCACTTCCTGAACACCAACGTAAGCAATTGCTTGAAGGTAACTGGGATGTAGCTGAAGGTGCTGCATTTCCAGAGTTTAATAGGCGTATTCATGTCATTAAGCACGAGAAAATACCCAGTAACTGGGCTAGATTCAGGGCATGTGACTATGGATATGGCTCATACTCAGCAGTGTTATGGTTTGCAGTAGCCCCATCTGAACAACTTATTGTATATAGGGAATTATACGTTAGTAAAATACTAGCTAAAGACCTTGCCAAGATGATATTAAATATTGAACAAGAAGATGGACAAATCCGTTATGGTGTTCTTGATTCTTCCTGTTGGCATCGTAGGGGTGATACTGGTCCTTCATTGGCTGAGCAGATGATTGGTGAGGGTTGTAGGTGGAGACCTGCAGATCGTAGTGCAGGTTCCCGTGTAGCAGGTAAGAATGAGATCCATAGACGGTTACAGTTAGATGATTTCACTGAAGAACCAAGATTAGTGATTATGGACAACTGCACACATCTTATTTCTCAGTTACCTGTTATACCTTTGGATAAGTCTAACCCCGAAGATATTAATACAAAGTCTGAAGATCACTTATATGATGCACTACGATACGGTGTCATGAGCAGACCTAGAAGCAGTTTATGGGACTATGATCCCATGCATCAACGTAGCGGTATAAGTATAGCTGACCGCACTTTTGGATACTAATTATGGCCCAAGATAAAACGGATTATACTGAATCTACGACAGTTAGCTTAGAGGACTCACCTACATTTAATCGTGAAGATGGGGTTACTAAGTCAATCATTGAGTTAGTCAGAGGTAAATTCAACAGGGCTAAAACTGCAAGAAGATACGATGAAGAAAGATGGTTAAGAGCCTATCGCAACTATCGTGGTATCTATGGTCCAGATGTACAATTCCGTGAAGACGAGAAGAGTAGGGTATTCATTAAAGTTACCAAGACTAAAGTTTTAGCTGCTTATGGTGCTATCACTGAAGTACTATTCTCTAACAACTCATTTCCAATCTCTGTTGAACCTACCATATTGCCAGAAGGTGTAGCTGAAGATGTTCACTTTGATCCAACTAAAGCTAACCAACCTCCAGAGTCACCATACGGCTATGCAGGCGATGGAAAGAAGTTACCTCCCGGAGCTACAGCACAAACATTAGAGAAGCTCCTAGGCCCATTAAAATCAGCGCTAGGGGGTATTAAGAATCTTACATTAGGTCCTGGTACTACACCAACTGCAGTTACCTTTAGCCCAGCTATGGTAGCAGCTAAGAAGATGGAAAAGAAAATTAAGGATCAACTGGATGAAAGTAAAGCAAGTAAACAGTTAAGATCTACTGCTTTTGAAATGTCTTTGTTTGGTACAGGGATCATGAAAGGCCCATTTGCAATTGATAAAGAATATCCTAGCTGGGAAGAATCAGGTAACTATAAACCTACAATTAAAACTGTACCTTCTACTTCTCATGTAAGTGTATGGAACTTCTATCCAGATCCAGATGCAGCTAATATGGAAGAGGCTAGTTATGTCATCGAAAGACATAAGCTTAGTAGATCACAGTTACGTGCATTAAAGAAACGTCCCTATTTCCGTAAGCAAGTCATTGATGATGTAATTGCTGAAGGTGAGTCATATACTAAAGAGTATTGGGAAGATGATCTCAATGACTATCAAACGGATCATGGTGTCAACAGGTTTGAAGTATTAGAGTTCTGGGGCACTGTAGATAGTGAAATGCTTAAAGACAATGGTGTTAAGATACCTGCAGAACTAGATGGTGCTGACGAGTTACAAGCCAATGTATGGCTCTGTAACAATCGCATTATTCGTATGGTATTAAACCCATTTAAACCTGCACGTATTCCATACTATGCAGTGCCTTACGAGTTAAATCCATATTCATTCTTTGGTATCGGTATCGGTGAAAATATGGACGATACGCAGACACTGATGAATGGATTTATGAGATTGGCAGTAGATAATGCTGTGTTATCGGGTAATCTTGTATTTGAAGTAGACGAGACTAATCTTGTACCTGGACAGGACTTACAAATCTATCCAGGTAAGGTGTTCCGTAGACAAGGTGGGGCACCTGGACAAGCTATCTTTGGTACTAAGTTTCCCAACGTATCAAATGAGAATCTGCAACTGTTTGACAAAGCTCGTGTACTTGCAGATGAGTCCACAGGTTTTCCTTCATTTGCACATGGTCAAACTGGCGTAGCAGGTGTAGGTAGAACGGCTAGTGGCATCAGCATGTTAATGAATGCTGCAACTGGATCAATTAAGACTGTCATTAAGAATGTTGATGACTATCTGTTACGTCCTATGGGTGAAGCATTCTTTAGTTTCAACATGCAATTTGATTTTGATCCAGAGGCAATTGGTGACTTAGAAGTTAAAGCAAGGGGCACTGAGAGCCTCATGGCAAATGAAGTACGTAGCCAACGCTTAATGCAATTCTTACAGATTGCAAGTTCACCTGCACTCATGCCTTTTGCTAAATTCCCTTACATCATCCGTGAAATTGCTAAGTCTATGGATCTTGATCCAGATAAGGTAACTAACAGTCTAGAAGAAGCTGCAAGACAAGCAGCAATGGTACAGCCACAACAACAACAACCTACTGCCCCAGGAGCACCTGCAGTACCAGGAGTGGCAGATACAGCAGGAACAGGGGGTGGTAATATTGGGGTAGGACAAGCACCTGTCCCAGGCGAACAAGGATTCACAGGTAATGTCCAACAACCAAGACCAGCACCAACACCAGCACCTCAACAGGCTTAAGGGTGTCTTTAATACCCACATTGTATGGGAAGCATTTACGGCACTACTGGAACAAAAGGCAAGAGGCTATTACAAGATTCTAGAACAAGCTAAAGATCCAGTAGATTTGTATAAGGCACAAGGAGCATTGGATGCTCTTATGAAAATGAAAAGGCTAAGAGATGAAATCAATGCCCAAGAGTAAAATAGATCCAGAGAAATATAAAGATCTGATATCTACTAATAAAAACTTAGTGGCAGATTACAGACCTTTAAACTTTGATTCTCTATTAGCCAGAAAAGCATTAAGGGTTACGCATCAAGGAATCAGTGACGAAGAATACAACCCAGACCCTAAAGCTGGATTTTCCCTTGTGTCTGCTTACAATGACGCTATAGGTAAAGGGGAAGGTACGAATAAGTGGAAAGATAATCCAGATATGTATCCTGTGGTTCGTAAAATGCTGCAGAATTCTCCAGAAAATATAGGGGCGCATAAGTATTTACAGATTGTTGAATCTGCTAAAGATTTAGGATTATCTGATGATGAAATATACATGCCTGCTAGTTCCACAGAATACAGTAAAGGTGGATCTGTGAAAAAAGCTAAAAAACAAATGAAGCAACTGTTTGAAGAAGGTGGCATGTTGCAAGAAGGTGGCACTGTCGATGAAGAAAGTGGCAACGAAGTACCTGTAGGATCACTAAAGAAAGAAGTACGTGATGACATACCCGCACAATTAAGTGAAGGTGAATTTGTATTCCCTGCAGATGTAGTACGTTTTATTGGCTTACAGAAACTCATGGAGCTTAGACAGGCAGCTAAAGAGGGCTTATCTAAGATGGAAGCTATGGGGCAGATGGGAAATTCAGATGAAGCCACAGAAGAAGATACAGGTGAGTTTGAGACAGAGCTAGACGATATCTTTAAAGAAATAGAGGAAGAGGGAACATCATCAAAAAAGGATGAAGGGGAACAGCGCAAGATGGCCGTAGGTGGTTTCTTAACTGTTCCCCCTAAAGTAAATCCAACTAATGTACCTTTTTCTGTAGAACGATACAGTAAAGAGGGAGAGAAAGATATCTTCATGCCCACATTTGGAGGAAAAGCACAAGCTGCTGTACCTGAAGGGTTTGAGAAAAGTACAAAGGTACAGAGTTTTGGTGGTGTATTCCGTGAGCAAGATAAGGCACAACCAACAGTAAGTACTCCAAAACAACAACCAAGTTTAAACCAATCACTTGCAACAGAACCACAGAGAATGCAAGCCTCTAGTGTTGGTGTTAATAGAGGTATAGAAAAAGAAAGTGATACCACAGCAACGGATCTAACTAAGACAGTTCAACCTATACCAAAAGCATATGCAGGATTAGATAGCGCACCCCCTGCAACTAATCCCGTATTACAGTATTTAGATCCAAAATCTTCTGGTGGAGCGTGGGGCACTAAAGCAGGTAAAAGTAGTGGCGCAGGGTTT